CTTCTACACCGTGCACTAACGCTGGTATAGTACCACCGGTTACAGGGGTCATTGCGGCATCAATCGCCATTCTTGCTCCGGAGCTACCCAAACCATACGCCATTTTATTGTCTTGATCAGTTAAACCTGTTGCATCGTTGAACGTTTTTCGCACAATATTCTTTTCACGGTCTGCTCGTACACGCTTAATTAAATTGTTCGCAAATTGATTATCTTCATCAAATAATTTAATTGTATTAGCCCCAAATTCTGTAAGCGCTCCAGAAGTTTTCGGCACAAATTCTCCCACGGTATTAACTGCACCTTTCACTGCTGAAACTGGTGCAACAACTGTTTGCTGAAGATTATCATTATAATTTTTAGTGAAATCACTCACCGCCGTAGCATTTTTATTAATATTTTGGCTAGTTTGATCAATATTTTGTTTCACTTGCTGATCATCTGGTCCATATTTTCGGAGCATTTCAGCATTAACACGGTTTTGAATGTTCTGGTTAATCGTATTCTCTCGCATTTGGGCTGTTTTGCCACCACTAAAAACATCATTCAAAAAGTTCGCCGCATGGTCTGATCCTTGGTTGTAGCGGTCTGTTTCTTCTTGCCGATATTTGTTTGCCAACTGCTGGCGTTCCTGCTCTCGGTTCATTTGTGGTTGTGGTTGCACAGGTTGCACCGGTTTTACTGGGTTTAAGTCCACCGAACTCTTCGCAAATTCTTTTGGCTGTTGTGGCTGGGCGGGATTGCTTAAATTATTTGCAAAATTATCTCCCAGTTTGGGCGTGCTATTAAAACTCACTGCAGATTGTTGCTGCTGTGGCTGTTGTTGTTCATCTTCTCGCTTTTTCTTTTGGCCAAAAAGTCCACCAAAAAAGTCACCAATACCTTTGAAAATATCCATCTCTTCTCCTTATCTTGTCGCTACAAAATAAAAAAACTGAGCGACGCAAATATTAATATTTTGCTAATCGCTCAGCGCTCTGAGTGGATTATTTTATAGTTTTATTATAACAGAATTATCTATAAAAATAAAGAAAGCCCTTTCGAGCTTCCCTTTTTCTACGCCTGCAAATCCTTTTTCTTCTTATTCGGATCAAGCAACGCAGCAAGCCGTGGATCAAGCTGGTCTTGTAGTCCTGCTTGGTCTGGGTTTCCGCTATCCACCTTCACACCTTGCACATTTTCGCTATAATCGCTAAGCTTTGGTGCTTTAAATTCCACTTTTTCAAGCGCTTTTGGTGTTTCCTTGCTTAAGTCCAAAATCTTATTCTGGCTGTTGCTAATCTGGTTAGATAGATCCCGTGTTTGGTCGATCGCGCTCTGTAACCCTTGACCATTCGCAGTCTTTTGTTTCTGCCTTGCATCCATAATGCGGTTATTTAGGTCAATTCGGCTACTTTCAATTTGTGAATCAACATTATTTAGCGCATCTTGGCGGTTCGTTTCCCAGTCTTTCTTGTTCTTGTTGTATGCGTTAGTTGCGCTAGCAAACTCCAAGTCTTGGTTTCGGCGATCTCGAGCAAAAGCATCTTGTGCACTTCCAGCATTTCGGCTCGCCTCCAAGCCAACCGCCCAAGGAGCGACAATTTGTGCTGCGCTTGAATCTCCAGCTCCACCTGCTGCAAACATTTGGCGCAAAGCGTTGGTTTGGTTATTCGCATCTTCCATGATTTGTGAACGCACCGCACGGTTTTGGGCTTCTGAGTCTCGTTTGTTCATCTCATAGGCGCCCTTGCTTTGGGTGTAGCTGTTTTCAAGGTCATTTAGCTGGTTGGCATAGTTATTTTCAACATTGCCACGCCAAATATCTCGTTGGCGATCCAATCTACCCAAACCTTCAGCTGCCACCCGTTCCTGTTCACGATATTTCGCAATTTCATCTGCCCTTGCTTTTGCTTGTGGGTCGTAGGTTCCGCCTTGGCGTGGGTCTGAGTAGACTGGAGATGGCTTATCACCCTTGTTTTGATTTAAATTATTCTTTTTCCAGTCATTATATAATCCCTTTACAAGATGATGAGTTCCAGCATATTCAAACCCTAGGTCATTAGCATCGTTAAATCCTGTACCATCAGGGTGGTTATATCTAATCATAGCTTCTCTATCTACACCACCATCATTTCCGGTATATTTCAAGAAATTATCAAAGCCGTTCGCAGCCAAAAAACCACGAAAGTCATCATTGCCGTTATATTTATTGTAGTCTAAAGCCATATCTTCCTCTATATGTTATTTGGGAGATGATGCTTGGCTTAATTATATTTTTTGACAAAAATGCTGAACAGCTATAGTGTGATAATGCTTCTCTCTTCCACCGCGTGTTACATGCATTCCGGCGTGCGTAAATTTAGGGTTTAAAATATTCTCTTTATGCCCTTGACTACCCATCCAGCCATCTACGAGCTGTTTTTCTACAGGGTAGTTCCAAGAGATATTTTCCCCCAGCCAGCTACACCTTAAATTAGGGTTTAAATCTACGATATAATCCATCCCATCATATCCGGTTTGCGGGTCTATATGGTCAGTATTTTGAATATCCTGCATGCGCTTAGCTTTTGTTTCGGCAGAAATATCAAGTTCATGAAGTCTTGCTAATGGTTTAACTCCAGCTTTAATTCTTTCCTCATTAACAAGCCTGAAGAGTTCGTCAGAGCTCAATTCTTTAAAAGTGTAATCTACTTTGGGCTCCTCTTTTTTTTCACATGTACCAGATAAGCAGTTGTTTATAAAATACATCGGAACGGCTATCAATACCACAGGTATCATAGCTATAGCCAAAATCATAAAAAACACTTTAAACATTCTTTTTATAGCTATCTTCCGCATATCTTTCATATCTTGATATTACTCCAACACACCCAAAAATCAAGCCCTAAAGCCATTGTGAAACTCCACCATGCCATGAACACGTCCCACGACCACTTGAATATGAGTATGTTCCATCTCTACACAAAGCGGAAGGTCCATAGTTGCTATATGCTGGAGTATACGGTCTAGATGGTGTGTATTTATATGTGTACACCTTATATGTTGTAGGTTTAGGCTCTTTTGTTACTGTTTCAGAAACTACTTTGTTAGCCTTTTTACATACCCGTTTTTTACCATCGTTACCCTCAGAGTCCAACTCCCTTGTTTTCTTGCCGTTATCACTCTCAAAAAAAGTGGTCTTTTCTCCGGAATCTATTTCTTTTTCAGGCAAAGTTTCATATGAGATATCTTCATATGAACATTTTTCAACAAAATAGTAATCATACCCCATATAAATTGGGATCCACCCACCAAGAAATAGTATATAGACTATGGACAAAAATACAGCAGAAACTTTTTCTTTCATATCTTGATGTTATTCCAACATTCCGCCGTTGTCAAACTACTTTAACGCCTTATCGATTTGCTCTTCACTAAAGCCCCAATCCTGTAAAGTTTTATACAGTTTAGCACTGATAATCTTATGAGTCTTGTACGGAATAGTTTGAGGTTTTCCTTCACCGTTTGGTGGCATAACCCGAATATGGCTACCTTTACCTTTTGTGGTGTCAATCTCTAACCCAAGCTTTTTACAAGCCTTTTTCCATCTCTTCTGAGTAAGGTCCGTTAGAGAAACCATATTTAAGCCATTACCACTTCTTGGCGCGTTATTTTTTCACCTTGTAGTTTAATAGGTATTGAATCAAGCACACAATCTTTCGAGTCTATACCATAATATGTAAAAACAGCATCTTTAATCATATCATCAATATTATCTGATGAGCTACCACCAGTCAAAATACCTTCAATATTAGTGGACTCAGCCATCCAATCACCATTTTCTTCTTTAGTTACGACAAAATTAATACCATTAGCAAGTCTAATTTCTTTTAACATAGTTTCAACTTCAGGTATATTTTTCTTTTTAATATTGAAAGCTTTATTAACTGCGTTATAAAAAGTATATCGCAAGCTACATTTCATAATGTGGTACTCCTCGCAAGCTTATGTTTTAATAGTTTCATAATAGCACAATAAAACTAAAAAGTCAATACTTAACATTAAAAATTCAATCCTAAACACTAAAAACCAAACATCATCTCCCAAATTGTTAATTTACTATTATTCAAAAATTAGAGCGGAGTTTTTCATCCGCTCCGCATTGTTTAAGCTGATTTCAGAACTTGAACAGCAGATTTTTTCTTATTAAACACGAATGCTTCGAATACATATCGCCCAACAACATAGTATCCGCTAGCTCTATCTGCATATTCACCTTGTTTATGCTCGGTCAAGTATTTTGGTAGCGCTGCAGCTTTTTCATGTGTTAAGATGATTGTTGTTTTATCTGGCATATAGTCGTCTGGTACTGAAATCACTAGTACACCATCGACCATACCATAGTCACCACTTCGTCGACTTTTAGCTGTTAGCTCGCTGGCTGGCGTAAATCGTTGATCTAGCTTCAATAGGGTGAATGCTGAAGCACTAACAAATGCCACGCGTCCAGTTGCTGGGACTTTTGCGTTAGTTTGTTTAGTGGTTAGACCCAAGAACTCTTTATAGATATTATCCTCGGTTACAGCTTTAACCGTAGGTGTACCAACTTTTGCTAGTGCTGCGATTGCATATTTATCAATTTCCGGATAAATAACTTCTTCAAGAGTTGCACGCATTACTTCTTTGGTATCAAGAGAACCATCTTTTGAGAATACCGCATCAGCTTTATCAATATGTGCCGAATAGGCTCTATCTTGTGAAGCTGTTACAATCTGCTCAGTATTATTTGCATCACTATATTTATAACCAAAATTTGAACCGCCTACTGATTTTCGTTCGCTATAATCATAGGTTTGCGCAGGTTCAGTGCTATAAACTTTGAATGTTTTAGTTGTTCCACCAATTACTTTATATTTACCTTTAAAGGCTGGTGCCGTTAAGGATTTAAGTGTAAATCCTTTGTCTAAAATTGTTGAATATGCTTCTGGTAAATTAATAGCCATAATATTATTCCTTTCTTATTTTACTTGAAAAAATTCTCTACAAAGTTATCAGTAGAGCCTTCAGCAACTCCTTGCGAACTATCCACTGAAGTTGAAGCTAACTGCTTTTCAATAGCTTTGCGAGCTTCTTTTGTTGCTCCTGCTGATAATACTTCAGCAAGATCTGCAATTTCACTCATAAAGCTATATAACGGTTGATCCGCACTAACTACATTTCCATCTTCATCAAACTGTAGATTAGCAACTTTGCCATAGATTTCAAGTGCTTTATTAGTAAATTCTTCGTTATATTTATCGCTATTTATATCAAAGACTGGATAATCTTTAACCAACTCATAACGATCAATAGTCAAGTTCTGTCTTAAATCCATCACTTGATTTTTGTAGTTGTTTAGAGCAATTTGTTTAGCTTGAACCTGCTGGTTAATCTCAAAAGCTTTCATCACTGCTTCTTCGTGCGGCCAACCTTCAGCCTCTAACTGTTCAGGTGTTATATAGCTGTCGTTGATTGAGGCTTGATACTCTCGCACAGCTCTCGCTTGTTCGATTTCTCGCTCAATTTGATGCTTTTGTGAGTTTAATTCACGAATTTCACTGTTTAACTGTTCTTTTCGTGCTTCAGCTCCCCGTTTGCTGGTTTCAGGTTCTTCTTTCTCTTCCTGTTCTTCAGCTTTAGGCTCTTCCGGAGTTTTCTCTTTCTCTTCCTTTATCTCAGAAGATTCTACATCTCCGTCAAAACCCATTTTTTGTGCAAGCTCTTTGATTTCATCTTGCTCTGTTGTTGCGTTTTCGGCTGGTAGCGGACCTTCCACAGGTGCAACTTCTGTATTATTTACGCTATTTATATCCATTTTTTTCTCCTTTAAATATTACGCAGTATGGTCGCGACACCAAAGGGTTAAAGGTTAAACCCTTCTAACTGGTGGCTGCGAGCGAACTACCACCAGATAGAAGATTTCAACTAAAAAATCTTCGTTATTTTGTAATTGCCAGGCGTTCCTTCAATCATCGTTCCAAGGGGTAGTAAGCCTGAAAGGTTTGGATTATCTTCACAAACCAACAGTTGCCCCTCTTGATGAAAACGATAATTTTTAGCATTTAAGATATTGTCTTCAAGCTCAGCTATTTGCAAAACTTTATCTGATTGAAGAGCTTCATTGTTCTCTTGATTTAATTCTTCTGTCATCGTTGCTCCTCTAATTCTTTCTTTATTCTCTCTGCTTCATCTAGCTTTACCTTGAGTTCTCCACTTAAGCTATAAAGAGTATCTCTTGCAATTCTTCGAGCATAAATTCTTGCTCTCAAATCTTCCGCACTCTCCGATTCTGTCAGTTCAATCGTGCTGAGCCTGTCCAGATTATCAGCACGATCTTCGATCCAATCGATTATTTCGTTATAAACAGATTTTAGATCATCTACAGTGATCATTCTCTGCTCATATTCGCTAATCTTAGCTTTAGGTTCTTGAGATATATCATTATTCGGCAACAAGTCCATTTTCATCTCCCATTATTTCTTGTGTATCTGGTACACCGTTTCCGTTCTTGTCAGCATTAATCACCAACTCCTCCGGATCTTCAACTCCCAACTTAGCAATGATCCTTTCGCCAATCTTTGTAGTGTCGAATACTTGTTGAAGATTCGGGTATTTCTGAGATAGTTCCAAAATCTTTTCAAGACTCTCAACGCTAGCCTGATCATCCTTCGTTTTCGAAGTTGAAGCATCTACTCGATAATTAAAGCCATTCTTAGCCTCATCATACAAAATAGTTGCGCTAGTGGAATCAAAATCTGGATTATGAACTTTTTCGCGCTTAATATATTGCTCCGTTAGTTCAATTTCTTCTTCACCATAGCTTAACGCAAAGTGAATGTTTAACATCCTTTCACATAAATCACCGAACCACTCTTCAAAATTCTTCATCAACTGATTATTCGAAATACTAATGCGGTTTTCCTGTTGCTGAACACCTGCACTTGTTTTCGAAAACGCAATATTTCCAGCCGTTGAAGAGACGCTCGAGTCCGAAATATTGTTATGATTCATAATCTGACTCTTAATCAAGCTGTAATTATTTGAAAAGTTCGTTTGTGCTGGTGTTGAAAGGTTCACGATTTGAGCAGAGTTGTTGTCGTTAGCTCCTAAATCCCAAATTGCATTAGGTTTCATTCTTAATGTCTCTGAGCTATATACTCCACGCTTAATGATTGGCGGAGCAAGTCCCAATGCTTGCGAATATTGATACATCTGCATTTCAGTATCAAGCATATTTTGTAGCCCTACTACAAATCGAATAGTGCTTTTACCAACAGGTGTTTTATCATCAATATCAGTATAAAGCGTAACGATTGGCATTTTGCCCGTTGGATCCGGATTTTTGGTTTCATAGAGCACATCGCCCGTGTCCATATTGAACCCATAGAATGTTGCACCAATACCTTTTTGGAATGCAAAAACAATTTCAATAGCTTTTCGCTGTCTATTGCTATCTTCTTGCTCTTCTTCACGGTTTTTCTCTTCAATATCAGCTAAAGCTTCCAAATCCCACGGATATTCCAAGCCTTCCTGCTTTGCGCGTTTACCGTTATTAATAATCGCTTCAATATCTTTCTTCTGATACCAAGCCCGCATAAAAATATAATTACAATCTCCAGCGTAGCTTTTACCTGGTTCATACCACACATCACGAATATTAACAAGTTTAAAGTCTGCACCCATATAATTGCCATCTCGTTTATAAAACACATATGCTGGTTGCGAGCCATAAATCAAAGCATTGCTTAAAGCTCCCCATGACTTCTGAATTACTCCACCAGTTGAATTTGCGTTTGGTAAGATTTTCTCAGTTAACACTAAGTCCGCTATGCCGGCCAAATCTTTGTCATCATCTAATGATTTAACTTTACCTGTTGGTATCTGTTGAATAATTGTTCTAGGTGTGCTCGAAATATAAGCCGCAACAGTTCCATCCGTAACTTGCGGTAAGCCTTTCGGAATATTTGATTTAGGCTTGTTATTAGCAACTCGCTCATATTCTTTAAGATCATCAAAAACTGGTTGCAAATTTGTCTTTGCAGCCTCTGCTAATTCTTTCAAACTATTTTTTTCTAAAAAAGAAAATGCCACTGTATCAAACTCCTTGAACGTTATTTTAACGCTCTGAGCTTCACTCAGTGGCTTCTTATTTTAATTATATCACATTCTTATTTTTGAGCAAGGGTCTATTACCGTTTTTGTTAACCATTTAGGCTTATTATTCGAATCAACCCTTACATCAACCGAAAAATCAAGACATTTTCCAGCTGAAACATCTTCAATTAATGAAAATATTTCATTTCTTAACTGTGTTGTATTTTCCAGCTTAACCTTAACAGTATAACTTTTAACATGCTTCACAACCTTGCCATCATGCACTGTCTTTACATCACTTATATCACCAAATTTCATATATGCCTCTAACCTTTTTAGTAAAATAACCCCTCAAGATTACCCGATTTATAAATTTGTCCCTCTTCTTCAAAATGACTGCGCAAACTATATAGTTTATACCTTGCTGCATCTAAGGCGTGGTCGTAACCTCCGTCCGGTTCATTCAACGCTCGGCCATCTTTATCTACCTTCCACAAATACCTGCGATATTCTCGAATTAAATTTGTGCTGCCTTTTGTTACGCTAATTTTCTGATCCTGAACATAACCAATTGAAGTTTTTAAATATGGTTTAGATTTTGTACCGCTTTTGTCCGCCGCAACAATCGCAACGCCATAGCTCTTAATATCATCAATTGATTTAGGCTCGGCCGAATCCGCCACAACTAGCCCATAAGGTAAACTATTTAGTAAATCCGCAATATCTCGGTTAGACATTCCTTTACGGTAGCATTTTTCGTCTAAAATATAACCGCCGTTGCAATAATAAACCGCAACAATCGCTGTAGGGTCGTTCGTGTAGCCAAAATCCAAGCCATAACCTTCAAGCCTCGCTTCAAATGGTATTTCGTCTAAAGTCTGCCAGCCAGAATAAATTCGACCTTCAACTTCGCCAAGCTTTCCTTCGCCGTAAACTCGCCACCATTGCTTATTGCTTTTACGCATCTCGATAGATTTAACAATATTATCAGGCAAACCCTCATTGTCTTTATATGTTAAGGTTATAAAATCTATATCATCTCGATTATTTAAAACATTCGTATAAAACCAAAACTCATAAGTTGGATTCCAGTCTAGCCAAACCTCAAGATTTGTTCGCACTTCTAGCTGATCGAAAGCTTCATAATCCACGTTATTACACTCATTGATATATAGTCTTTCACGGCGTGGTCCTCGCACCTTGCTTGGCTGGTCTGCGCTAAAAAACTCAATCTTAGAGCCACTTTGAAACGTATAAATAGAATCTGTCGCGTTCCAGCTCTTATCATCCCAATAATTATGCTCTTGCATGATATTTTTAAAATCACGCATTGCGCCTTTCTTTAAGTGCGGAAAGCTTTCACTCACAACGCTTGTAAAGGTTGGCCTTTTATCGTCGATCGCTTTACTAATCAATATCTGCATAATTGAAATTGTTTTACCTGCAGAAGTTCCACCACAAACAGCCCTAATACGTTTATTGAGTTTAGCTAGCTTTTTAGTACTAGTTGTTAAGACATAAGCCATTATTCTTTATCAACTCCCTTAACTAGATCACCTAGAATTGGTATTGGCTTATTGCCGCTAGTAATATCAATTTTCTTTTGAATGCGACTCCGGAGCGTATTATATTCTTTGATAGCTCCAAGTTTAGATTTAAAATCTGCATCCTGTGTAATTAGCTTTTCGAGCTGTTTGTCCACATACGAATCGTTCAAACCACCACTTTCAAATATCTCATCAATACGTTTTAAAATGTTAGTCTTTGTTAATAGCTTCGAGGCCTGCACGCGAGCAACTAAATAAGCCCCTTTTTCACTCGGGTCAATTCCATACGCCTCAATATAGCTTTGCACACCATTTCCAAAAAACTCACGATCACTTGCATATATTCTACAAAATAACTCTTGCTTTGGAGTTAAGTTAGTTTTTGCTTTATCCGAAATTTTAGCTTTAGCTTTTTTCTTAGTAGTTTTATTTTTAGCCTCAGCCATTCCTCGCCTTTCTGCCCACAAGAAAAAAGGGCGTCTTTTTAAATCCTCATTCACTGAAGATTAAAGACTTTCCCCTTACCTATTTATATTATATCATAAACACAAGCAATTTTCAATCTTTTTTTATCCATATATTGACAATTTAATTTTAGTTTGATATAATTAAGAATGTTTATACAGAAATTACAAAACTGCCTCGGATTGTCGATCTAGTCGACACTGGGGCTTTTTTGTTTTTAAATTTGAGGAACTTATTTGCAAAACCCTATTTTAAAAAATAATAAATAGGAATATTTTATGTCAAGAATCATAATTTGCAAACAGCGCATCGCAACTATGCGTGATCGATTAGGTAGTCAAGCACTACAATTTATTGAAGGAGATGAATACTTAACAATGTTTAGAAATCGTCAAATTCACTACGCTAAAGAGTTTGGCCAATCTGTAAGAATGGTTAAATCAATGAAAAAAGCTGGCAAAATTAAGAATGCTAGTCATTATTTTGCTAAGATCTGGAAAAAAGAAAATATTGAGAAGACATTAAAAATCGTGCGAGAATTTTTAAATCGGCAAATTTCAAAGCTAGCTGAAAAGCTAGAAGATAAACGAAAAAACGAAGAAGCTAATCAATTCGAACGAGATTTTAATAGCGCTGGCTATGCAAAGTTTCAGCAATTAAAAGCTATAAAACTTTCTAAACAATTTCAATAGATAGATATTAAAAATTAGCTAAAAATTTAAGTTGCGAGCAATTCGCCCATTTT